ACCGACCGACCGACGACCGCGTTGGATCACGATTTGATCAAATTGGATCACGTTAACCGTTCGTTAAACTTTTTATAATAATATCAGAAAATCGACATAGAAGGAGTTGACATGATGTTAAAAGATTTTATTATAGACTTGTTTGAAATTGCCTGCTTAGGTGCTTTCGTTCTAGCAATCGTTTTATGGGGGTTATAATGAAAACGACATGGTACGTATTAAAAAACGGCAAGCGTTGGGAACTATGGTTCGAAGACGATGTTTGTAGTGAGCGCCGTTTAATGTCGCATTATCGGACGCGCAAGGACGCAATCGCGCTTGCGCTTGCTATGTCCGATATCGGCGATGTTGTCATTGGCTAGCTTGCAGTCCGGCGGGATAGCCCGCCGGATCACAAGCTAGCCGATAGGCGGCTAGTGTTAACGGGGGTCTACCATGTACAATATTAATGCACGTCTGTTAAAAGCGGTTGCGGTTGCAATGGCAAAAGAGGAAACACGTTACTATTTGTGCGGTGTTTCATTCACGGTTAAAGACAATTGGGCGGTGCTGCGCGCTACCGACGGTCACCGGCTGATACTTGCCCGGCAGCCCTGCGCTGGCGACGATTGCGACGTGATTATCCCGCGTACGCTTATTGACAAGATTAAGCTCGCCCGGAAGGCGGCGCCTGAATTAACCGTTGCCATTACCGGCGGCATGGTATCGCTGGCCTATGCCGGCGAAACATTCGGGGGCGCTCTAATTGATGGGACGTTTCCGAACACGTCGCGGATTGTGCAAGGCGCGAAACCCGATATCGGCGAAGCAGCGCAGTTCAACCCGGACTATCTTGTCGACTTCAAAAGAGCGGCTGAGATTATGCAGGACGGTTCACCGGACCCGGTTGTCTATCATAATGGCAACAGCCCGGCATTGGTGCGAATTGGATCACAAACTGACATATTCGGCGTCGTCATGCCCTATCGGATCGGGCAGGATTTGCAATCGGCGCCCAGCATTGCTTGGGCTTGTTAGGAGGATATCATGGGACGCTATGACAAGGTTGATTATTACGTTGCGGTGATCGTCAACGACGAAGACGAAGACGACACCGTCGAGGACAATTTAGCGGATGCTGAAATGGTATACGCGCACTGGTGCGAAACGCACCCGCAGGCGCGGGTTTACATACAGCACATGGACACGGGAAGGATCACAGATGAACGACCTGCAACAACACTATAAGGCGGTCAGGGCGCGCTTGTGGGCAGGCGCGCCACCACCGCCGCCGGTGGTAGTGCGTCCACCGCCACCGCCACCACCGCCGCTATCAATATCCATGCGCGAGCAATTCCGCGAGGCGCATGAGCTGTTGAAAGTCGCAGGCGTTGCAGGCGTTCCGAAATGGAAACTAATTCTGCGCGAAATTTGCGAGCAGCACGGCATATCAATGGATCAATTGACCAGCCACAACCGCGCCAAGCACTTAATCGAGGCGCGGATGTTGGCCTATTACCGACTCAAAACTGAGTTGAATTTATCGTTGCCCCAGATCGGGCGCTACATAGGTGATCGGGATCACTCAACCGTCTATTATGGGATTAAACGCTATGAACTTAATCTACGACGGGGATGACTGTTTCATTGTTGCGGACGAGCAAGACAACCGCCTTGGTTGGATCAGCCTCAACAGATGGAAAGGCCAATGGCGTGCAACAACGCACGACGGCCAGATAACCTACCACTACACGTCAACAGTAGCCGCACAGGCGGTGTTAGAAAGAGGAAGTCATGTTAAACGAACGCGCGAAGACCCACGGGCAGTATGCGACGACAGCCGCGATGAGCCAGAAGCTCAAAACAGCCATGATGCTGTCCAAGAACTGGAACAGGCTTACAGAGCCGCAAGCCGAGGCGATTGAAATGATTGCCGCGAAGCTAGCGCGGATCCTGAGCGGTGACCCTAATTTCCGCGACCATTGGGACGACATTGCCGGATATGCTCAACTGGCGAGCCTAGCCGCGCCGTCACCGATGGATGCGGTCGAGCGGGACATAGCGGCGCTTATCGCTGAAGATCATCCTGAACTGCCGCCAGCCGAGCCAATGCCGGACGTGGTGACACGCAAAAAGATATGGTCGAAAAATGGCTGACATCATGTACTGTTTAGCAGTGATTGTTTTCTGCACAGCTATTGCGATTGGATGGCCCCGATGATCATCGCAATAATATCTTTGGCACTTGTCGGCATCATAGGTGCTGTGCTAGACCTTTAAGCGTTCCTCCCAGAACGCCATAGCGCCCGCCGGATGACCCCCCGGCGGGCGCTTCTTATTATACAATGTTAAATTTAGGCTGCGGCTTAGGCTCTATGAAGTCCCGCAGATCGGACTTAGACCAATCGGTGTACTCAGGCGCGCAAAAGATATGCTTTTTTGTGCCGTGCTTCGCCGACGCCAAGCGCCCCTTGTCAACCCACTTGCCTTCCTTCAGCGCGTGCAGCAACGCAGACTGCGGGATCTTCATGCCATTGGGTGCTGATACCGATAGCGTGTCGCACAGCACATGGAACGGCCCACCGATAACGCCGTTTGTAAACGAACCTTCACGGTTAACGATCATGCGCATGAGGTAGCTTTCCAACAGGCTCATGCCGCTCTCGACCAAGTTGATCTTGAAGTCCGTCATAAACGGTGTAGCCGCCGGGTTGAACGCCGACACGTCGCGTGTCTGCAACATATGCGCGACCGCAGCAAAGCCGCCGCCTTGGAAGTACTTCCATAGGCGCGTTGCGTCGTCCTCGTTCATCCGAGGCGCGTGCGACCAGACGCAGAACCAACGACGATCCTGCGAAGGCAAACTGATAGGGACTGGATCGTTCGAGAACGCCAAGACGAACATCCTGTTCAGCATCATGTACGGATGCAGACCCTTACGGTTGATCGGCAGCATTTCAGGCGGCGCGGCTATCAGGGGCTTTAGCTTGTTAGCCAGTGCGCGGCGCTCTTTGGCGTCTGCTTCCTTCAACTCGTTGATGATCAGTACTTCGCTTTCAAGGTGGTAGCCCCACGCGGACGAGATGCTATCATTGTCAACCAAACCTCGGTTCTTTAGACCAGGCCCACAGACGGCCCAGATAAAGGGTGCCCACATCGTATCCTTGCCGCAGCCCTCGTCGCCGCCATGCAACACGGCGTGGTTGATCTTGATGCTAGGGTTCTGCACCTTGAACGCCATCATATCGAGCAGGTGCTGACGTTCCCGCTCGTCGGGGATCAGCAACGCTACATGGTCGAGCCAAGGTTGCGCGTCGCCTGGTGCGCCCTGCGGTCGCGCATTGCGCCACCTGTTGCCGTAAACGTCACCATCACGCGCCACCAAGACGCTCTCGCCTGCGGCGTAGGTAATGCCGACCAACACCTTGGCTTCCATCGCCTGCCGGTTCTCGTCAAAGCAGACGGACGCCTCAATGCGACGCCCGTTGTGGATCGACTTACAGGTGATATGGCGGAACAGCGCGTTAAATGTAGACCTTGATATCTCGCGCCGATCTTGCAGATCAAAAAACGCCTCGTCCTCTTGGATGTAGGCAAACCGGCTATACCAGTCTGCCTTTGCAACTCGGCCCAACTCCTTGCGTTCGATCTCGGCGATGATCTCGGCAGCCGCGTCTGGAAACGCCGCAGTCGGCGATAGCTTGGACAGCGCCTCGTTCATCGCCTTGGCGATAAGTTCGTCACGCAAACCATGCTCATGCTTAGGGCCGCCCTCTTCCGCTACCCAGCACAGGAAGCGGCGTGAAGTCCAGTCGCCGCAGTGACCGTGGAAACAGGTGTAGGCGCGGTTCAGCGGATGGTATCGGCCCATTGCATTACCGTCGCTATGCTCTGCCGCGTTAGGGCAGACGACACCAAACCATCCCTCTGCGTTGCCGTTCTCGATTACCTCGCCGCGATCGTACATCCACTTCAGCACGTCGTCCTGACCGTTATCATCAAGCGTCATCTTGCGGCGCGTACTTGTGTCAGGGTCGTGCGGCGTCACGCCAAGCGCGTCGCAGATTTCTTTCAGCGTGAACATACGATCAGGCGTATGCTCTACAAGATCCGACGCGAAGTTATCGCGCCCCTCTTTTAGATTGATCGACCCTGGCAGACGGAAGTTACGCACCGGATTGATAGCGCCGGGATCCGTGTAGCCCGCCTCGGCAATGGCGACGATAGCCGCCGAGAACTCGCCCTTGGTCGGCTGCTCGTCCAACTTGAACTTGTAGCCCCACTGGAAGTTGCCCCGCGATGTCTCCATCTTCCATGTCGGCTCAAGCGGCGGCGTCTTGCTCTTCGTGCCGATGTCGTCAAGTACCATGAACGCAACGTAGTCGCAGTACGCCGCGCCTGCGTGAACCTTGCCGTCGGTGAACCTGTCAACGACAAACGACGCGGTGTTGGCGTACCATGCGCCCTCGCCTCTGTACTTATCCGGTAGATAAGCGGGCCAAAAATATTTGACCGACCCGTCTTTGTGCTTCTGCGATGTTGGTTTTTGTTTGACGACCAAGATCGTCTCGCCATCCGGCGCAGCCGTCATTAGATATTCTAGAAAATTCACTTGCCGTACCTCCCCATAATTTTTACTTCTGCCGCTAGTGGCAGACCCCCTGCCCAATTCGGACAGGTCGTCATTACGCGCTTCAGTTCTGAAGCAACATCTTCCGGCCTGTCTGATTCAATTACTATCTCATCGTGGACGTGCAAGACCACATCGTCAAGTTGTCTGAGCGCGTACCTTAGCAGATCGTTTGCGATTGCCTGAGTAATATTTTCGCACGCTAGACCTTTCCACAACCGCGCACGCGGCCAATGCTTTGCGTCCTGCGCGGGCTTCCATGCTGACTTGGCGTAGCTGATGCCGTCCTCGTCGAACTTGGCGTATGGATAGCACAGCACCCGCCCGCTCGGCAGCATATACCAGAGATGTTGACCGTCGTAATGGTAGACGATGCAACCTATCTTTATATCTGTGTTCTTGTTCCGCATCGCGGTCGTGTAGGCGTTCTCAAGCCCCTGCCAATACGGCACTGCCCACCCGTTCGCCCTGCGCCAACCATTCACCATGCGCTGCGCTTCGCTGTCGGGTAGACGCACGCCGTACGCTCGGCCCATCGCCGCGAACGCGCCGATACTCCCGCCGAAAGCACACGCCAACTCCTGCACCTTGCCGATTTGCCGTTGGTCAGGCGTGATGTCGGCAACGGGAACGCCGAACGTCGCCGAGGCGTTCACCTTGTACACATCCTCGCCACTGACGAACAGTTTCAGCTTAGCGTCGCCCGCAGGGCTGTTCGACGCCCACGGTGTAACCCGCGCCTCAATCGACGCCCAGTCGGCGACGACGAAGGACTTGCCTGCCGCCGGTATCAGGGCAGGGCGCAGCATACCCTTCAGAACGTCTGTCACGCGCTTGCCGTAGTGCGGCACGATAGCGTGACCGCGCACCATCGCTTGGCGCACGTCTTCAGGTTGCTTGGCGCACTTGCGCGTAAAGTTATGCACCTGAGCGCCGTAAGACGACGCACGACCTGTAGCCGATCCGCCGGCAAACACAAACGCGCCCCTGACGCGGTTGTCTTCCTCGTCGGCCAACTCTGCCAAGCGGTTGAACTTCGCTACTGACGAGGCCCACAGATCGTCGGCGCACTGTATAACGTCGGCGACATCCACCGGCACTTCGTCGGGGTTGTCCATCGCCAAGAGGTTGGCGCGGACGGTCTTGTCGATGGAGTACTTAGGCTCGCCATCCTTGTAGACGATCATCAGCTTCAACGCCTCGGAGCCCACCCTGTCCATGACCCATTCACGCATACGAGGACTGCGGACAGACGTGATAGCGCCCTTAGTGATATCGGTGACAAGCTGCTGAATATCTTCGAGTTCAGCACTGGCGTAGCGCATAGCCGCCTCGGCCAAGGGCTTGTCCAACCGGACGCCTCGGTCGTTGATGCGCTCGTTGACGTGATAATCAAGCAACTCTTCATCCGACAGATCGCGCATCGCCTTGCTGAACGCCCGCATAGCGCGCACATCCTGCTCACAGTAGGCAATCATCTCGGCCATCAACGTAGGGTCTTCGTTGAACGTACCGTCTGCGCGAGGGATCGACAGGGCGCGGATCAATTGATTACCTCGGTGATCCTTCCGCATACTTGCGCCGGAGAACCGCCCGACATCTTCGAGCGAACCTGGAGCGCAGTTGGCGCGGGCCTGCGTCGCCGTGCAGTAGAACTGCTCAAGCGGTATGTTGATCTGCAACGGATACCAAAAGACAAGACGCTCGAAAGCAGCATTATGTGCGCGAATTTGTCCCTTATACCCGCGCACCTTAATCGGGAAAAGTTGATCAGGCGTCCATGTGCGAACTTCCTCATCATCAAAAGCGTAGGACATACACAGCACCTCGGTGCTTTCGTCCATCGCATAGTTATACACGCCGCGTGATTTCAAATCACAACGGCTCCGCGTTTCAAAATCAAGCCAGAGCATTTGCAATCCTCTTTCCAATCCACGCCATTACAGGCACAGCCATTGAATTTCCAAGCGCCTTGTAGCGCGGCCCGTCTGCTGCTTTGGGAATAGCTGTGTAATCGTCGGGGAAGCCTTGCAGGCGTTCACACTCGCGCGGCGTGAGACGGCGAACGGCCATTGACTGGTTAATCACATTCTGGCCGCGATCAGCGCATGGTGAACTATCGTGCCGCGCAGATAATGTGCCGGCAATTTCTCCAAATTGGGTTATCGGTTGGGCCACAAGATCCGTAGCGTCCTTGTAATCACGCGACTTCATCGTGTTGGTGGTTCCATCATCCACATACTCGCCAAAGGCAACCATACGGGCGGCAACAGGCGCGAGGTACGCCCCGCGTTGGGAAAACACTTCCTGATTTGACGCACCTACGCCACCGCTTGATCTTGCTGATTGGTTTAATGTCGGGTGCGGGTACTGGTCACCATCCCAATGAGAGTTGTTTTTAACGCCTACATACCATCCGTCCTCTTGGAACCCAGGGCGAACAACGCATGTACCTTCCTTAGTCAATGTCGGCGCAATTTCACCTACAAACTGGGTAACTACTTCTTCGTGGTTGTTGCGACTGATTCCAAAGCGTACTGCAATTGTTGCGGAAGGCTCTTGCCCCTTTTCTCTGCTCGGCGCAATATCCCTTCGCACGCCCTCGAACTCAAAAAGAACTTCTGCGGGATCAAAGTCTGTTCTAGCACTTGCGACAACGAACAGACGACGGCGTCGTTGGGCCACTCCGAAATATTGGGCGTCAAGGATTCTCCACGCGATTGCTCTTTTGGGGCCATCAACAAAACCCGCGTTAGACCATCTTCCCCCTGGAGCGACGAGCGGTGCATCTTCGCCGGCAAGCGCTCCCAAAAAGCACCCAAAGGCATTGTCTTTGACGGAGAGGACGCCGGGGACGTTTTCCCAGACAATGGTACTAGGAACAGATCGTAAAGCGTCGATTGCATCTGCTAATCTCACAAATTCAAGGGTTAAGTTTCCACGGTCATCGTCAAGGCTATTGCGTAGCCCAGCAACCGAAAATGCCTGACAAGGCGTACCGCCGACAAGAATGTCGGCGTCCTTGATCCATTGCTGTTCGCGAAGAATGGTGAAGTCACCTTCTAAGCGAACATCAGGATAGTGATGCTCCAACACTTTGCGCGGAAATGGTTCAATCTCACTGAAGGCTAACGGCGTCCATCCAAGCGGATGCCAAGCAACAGTCGCGGCCTCAATGCCGCTACATACGGATAAGTATTTCATATTTCCACCCAGAAAAGAGGGGCGGCCTTGCGACCGCCCCGTTGCATTAAGCTGCCGCCGGGCGGCGACGGCGACCAGTAGGCTGAAGATCCAACTCAGGCTCTTCATCCGCAACGACTGGCTCAGTCGCGCCATCCATACCGACCCACTTTACGACCTTGAACACAGGCGTGAAGATGCGACCGTATGACTTGTGCTGATAGTGTTCCTTCTGCAAGGTGACCACCGGCACAGGCTTGCTGACATCCGCGTCAACTTGAGCGGCAATAGCCGCTGCCATCTCCTGAACCGCACGCTTGCCGCCGACTGACGTGGTAGCGAAGCGCACTTCCATGTCCTTGTCCTCGCCATCCAAGCACTTCAGAGACATACCAACTTGCGTCTCCCAACCGCGCTTTGCGGTCGGCGGCGCATCGTCCATCTCAGGCAAAGGTTGCGTCACCGGAACCATCTTCTCGCCCAATACGTCGCCTTCACCCCACGCAATAAACCCGTGAATGAAAGAGAACGGATTGACGGCCCAATTGGAACCAGTTTCAACTTCGGTCTGGTCTGCACCGAAGACCCAGTGGCCTGTCTTGTCCATTTTCAGGATGACAGAACCGCTTGACACACCCGTATCCAGTGCGCGAAGCGCCGTGCTGAGGCTCTGGATTGAGGGAAGGTTAACATTAGCAAATCCAACTGCATTAGACATCATTATATCCCTATTTTACTAAGGGCAGCATTAAGTTGCTGACCGATGAGAAGCGCACTGGGTCGAGGGTCATCCTCGCTTGCCAGTGTATTACCTGACGAGATTGAGACAACTAATCCTTCCGGCATTTCGATAGCCCGCTTTTTAAGCAGTTTCTCTACTTTGGCCGGCGAGAGAAGAGAACTCTCAACCACTTCAGATTCGTCGAGGATGTTAAGGAGTACCTCTTTAGCAGTGTCCTCATCCACCCATTGTCTTGTGCCGCGCTTGGCGACCAGTTTGTACCCGGGTACGGTGTTACCGCGTTCGAGTGTACTAATTGCCAGATTTCTCAAATCCTTAATCCAGTCTTCGAGAAGATCCGCATTAAGAAGATACGCGCCGATTAGTGTATTGTCCAGAGCGTCGAACTTGGTCTTGAGCGCTCTATCCACAGCTCCCGTAAACATAGGACAGGTCGGCTTGGCAGCGCACCACCGGCAGTGGTCACCGACTTTCAACTCGGCGTCTGGCAGTTGCGCTTTCTTCACTGCGCGGGTCAGTTCAATCTCAAACTGCGCGATGCGCTCAGGCGTCGTTGTCCAACGGCTGACGCCTCTGGTCGGCTGAACTATGATGCACTCGATTGCTGTGGCTCCATCAAACACCCATTTGACCGAGGGTGTCCGCATAGCGGCTGCGGCGTAGAACATGAGTTGCGGGTTCTCTTTTGCCGTGACAAGAACCCCGTCGCCGAACTTCCAGTCGATAACGTAGGCTGTGTCCCCAATTCGTCCCAACAAATCTGTTGAGCCAAACACACCGGACAGTGCCTCATTATCAAAACTGACGTTCGTCTCGACGGCGATGTCCATCTTTCCTTCTGGGTCAAGTTCATCCAACGCCTTAATCGCAGGAAGAAGTTTTTCATGCAAAAGATCCTCGGTCAGCGTTTGCGCCTCATATGTACGCCCGATAAATTTGTCGGGCTTTGTGCCGTGTTCCAGATACTCGGCGATCAATGTATGCAGAAGAGTACCCTCGTCCGCGTAGGTGCTTGACGGCTTTGGCGGCATCTTCTCGCATAGCGCCACTGAACCCGGACAGGCCATGACGCGCTTGGCGGTCGAGCCGCCGACAACATTACTGTGCTTCATTTTTGCTGGCTTTCTTCTCTTGTATTTCCTTAACCGTTTTTTGCAAAAATACTGTAGTTTGTTCCATACAATCTTCTTGTTCTTCTAATGAAAGTGTTGATATAGCGCACGCTAAACATATTGTTAGCGCGTTTATGCTATCTTCAGCTTCGTTTGATTCTCCTAACGCTTCATTAATTCGTTTTGCTAATTTAAGCATCTTTTTCATTTCATTTTCCTCCAGTTGAGATATCCACATTAACATCACATAAACTGTTGTCAAACAATTTTTAATGGGTTACACAACAAAATATGGAACGCGACGTAGAACACTATTTCAACTGGGCGGTCGAGCGCATGGGCGGTCGGTCGTACAAGTTCGTGTCCCCGGCGCGGCGTGGTGTGTCAGACAGGATAGCTTGTCTGCCAGACGGCTCGACATGGTTCGTCGAGTTGAAGACCAAGGGCGGCAGACTATCGCCGCTTCAGGAACTCTTCGCCGCCGAGATGCAACGGCTTAACCAGAACTATGCGTGTTTGTGGACAACGGAGCAAGTTGATGAGTGGGTTAAAACAGTTGGCAGCTAACTTACGCGGGGCATACGCGCAAGCCGTTGCAAATGACGTGGTGTTAGCGCGGGGGCTTGCCCATGCCAAATTTGATTTGATTTGGAAAAAAAGAATAATGACGCGCCGCGAGGCATACGCATGGTTGCAAGATCAAATGCAAATGTCTGAATTTGAAGCGCACATGGAACGTATGAAATCTGAACAATGTATGCAAGTAATTGACCACGTTAACAAGGCTTTTCCATGTTTGCGTTAAGACCGTATCAAAACGAAGCCGCCGACTTCCTCTTCGCTACCGACAGAGCGATGATCCTTGCGCCTGTGGGTGCGGGTAAGACGGCGATTACGTTGACAGCATTGCAGGACATGATCCGGCACGGTCACATCAACCGTGTGCTTGTCCTCGCGCCTCTGCGCGTGGTTAAGGATGTCTGGCCTGTAGAGCGACCTCTGTGGGCCATTAACCTTACAATGTCGTTAGCGGTCGGGACGCCCAAGCAACGGTTGCAGGCGTTGCAGGCCAACACGCACATCGTCGTGACGAACTACGACAATCTGCAATGGCTGGCGACGCAGAAGCTGAACTTCGACGCCATTGTGTTTGACGAGCTGACGCGGCTGAAAAACCCGTCAGGGGCGCGGTTCAAGGCGCTCGCCAAGGTGATTGACCCTATGCGCTTCAGGTGGGGCTTGACGGGCAGCTTCACGTCGAACGGGCTTGAGGATGTGTTCGGGCAGTGCAAGATTGTTGACCAGTCTCTGCTGGGCCGCTCAAAGGGCGCGTTCATGCAAGAGTACTTCATCCTGATGAACAAAGAGTACGGCGAGTGGGCTCCGCGCAAGGGTTCGCTTGAGAAGGTCATGGCGCGGATTAAGCCGGCGACGTTTGTGCTTGAGCCAGGCGAGTACAGTGACAAGCTGCCGCCGCTCCACGTCGTTGAGATGCGGTGCGACATGGATCGTAAATATTACGAGAAGATGAAGAAGGATCTCGTTCTGGAGTACAACGACGCCAAGATCGTTGCGGTCAACGCCGCAGTCGTGACGGGCAAGTTGCAACAGATGGCGTCGGGTTTTGTGTACAACAGCTTCACCGAGGCGTCACCAACGCCGGGCAAGTTCAAGACGACCAAGACGCCGATTTGGTTCTCAACGCACAAGTTTGATCTGCTTGACGAGTTGTTGCAGGAGAACCAACACGCGCCGACAATCGTGGCGTACACATTCCAAGAAGAACTGGCAGAGTTGAAGCGCCGGTATCCGAAGGCGCTCACGCTTGACGATCACAACGCTATTGAGCGGTGGAACTCCGGCAAGGTTGAACTGCTGTTTGCCCATCCGAAGTCCGCAGGGCATGGCCTGAATCTACAGCATGGCGGGTCACGCATTGTGTTCCTGTCGTTGCCGTGGTCGTTGGAACTATTTGAGCAGACGGTTGGGCGGTTGCACCGCAGCGGGCAGAAGCACGATGTGTGGTGCTACATCCTGATGACGAACAAGACAGTAGATGAGCGGATCTGGGCGGGGCTTCACGATAAACGGGCGCTATCCGACATAGCGATTGAGGAGTTGAAATGCGCGTAGAGAATTGGGTTGTGCTGAACAGCAAGTTGATGTCGTACACCGAGGATGAACTGTGGATGTTGATTGAGCATGAGATCGACAATGACAAGCGGCCTACGTTCATCGTCAGGTTGCACCAGAGGTATTGCATCCTGCGTAACACGCGGGAGCGCGTTGAACTGTTGGAGAAGTTGAAAGGAGAAGAGTGATGATTGAACATAGAAATGAAAACGGGCAGGGATGTAATGACAGACATTGTTAAACGCTTGAGAGATTGGTGTGAAGACCCGCATGACGTAAGCATGGGGGAGTTGGCAGAGTATTCCCATAAAGCCGCCGATGAGATCGAGCGGTTGCGGGAGGCGTTGACGCAAGTTGTGGTTTATTACGAGGGGTTTACTTTGACGATTGAAGAAGTTGTTGCAGATGCCCGTGCCGCACTAAAGGAGAAAGAGTGATGGATATTGTTGAACGGTTGCGATTATTTGCCAAGGATGATGCTACTCCCGCTGTCTTTGCCAATAACGCTCTTAGGAGAGCCTCCGAGATCGTGCGATTGCGGAAAGAATTAGAAAAAGAGAAATGCGTTCCTCTTGCGACGTGGTTGTCAGAACACCGAAGGAGATTGAAGGAGAAGGAGTGATGGCATTATCTGGAAACACAATTATAGGCCATGGAAAAAACAGGAAAGAAAACGATTTTTATCCAACGCCAAAAGAAGTAACACAAGCGTTCTTAAACGCGGTTGATTGGCCTTCTAGCTTGCGTGTATGGGAACCCGCTTGTGGGCAGAACCACATGGTTGATGTGCTAAAGACAAGATTTGACAGCGTAATTGGGACAGATATTGAGAACGATTTTTTAACGGCTGACATGATGGATGTAGATGCTTGCATCACTAACCCACCGTTCAGCTTGTCTGTTGAGTTCATTAGAAAAGCAACAAGATACCCCTACGCCGCGATGTTACTCAAATCGACCTATTGGCACGCTGTCAGACGGACAAAATTGTTTTACGACAGGCGACCATCCAAGATATTGTGTTTGAACTGGCGGCCTCAGTTTGACGAGCGTGTTACTAAATCATCTCCGACGATGGATTTTATCTGGACGGTATGGGAACCAGAATTAACAAAGACGGAGTTTATTGTTTGCAACAACCCCGCAAAGGAGAAAGAGTGATGGATGAAGATATTATTGTGACGTTGAAGCGGAGCAACGACCTGCTGATGACGTTTGGCAACGATTATTCTGACGTGTTCTTGCCAGCGATTGATGAGATCGAGCGGTTACGGGAAGAAAACAGAATGTATTGGACTCGATATTGGGACATGGCCCAAGCATTTGAGCGAAGAGGAAATGCTTTGCGCAGAATTGCCAGTATGCGTTCAGACCCCGAGTTTGGTGTACCACCTATAATGACAGTACAGAAAATTGCACAAGAAGCACTACTGAAGGAGAAAGAGTGATGGATGACACCGAAAAATTATCTCAAATGATGATCCGATGTGGACTGGCAACGGGTCATGGCGACACCATTGACGATTTGATTTTTGAATTGGAAAAGCAAATCAAGAACACATCAAACGCATTCAACGATGCACAAAAAGAGATTGAGCGGTTACGGGTATGGAATAATCTGGTGGAGAACAAGTGGATGTGGATAGAGAGCGCGTTGCAATTTATTGCAATGGCAAAGCCGCTTCGTGGGCAAACGTGGGAAAAACACTCAAACCAAATAAAAGACTACGCTATCAAGGCGCTTGAGGGGAAGGCACCAGAATGATCCTTCAATTGTCTCCTACACTGCCAATGATTACCCCGAAGGGTAAAGCACTGGCGCACTTTGTGATTGACTACGGCGAAGAGCATCACCTGATGTGGGTGTGCGTCCAAGAGACGGGTGAGATATGGACTTGGGCTAACCCCGAAGTTCGCGTCCAGAGCAACCCGTCGTTCAACCGACCATCTTGAACGCTACTTCTTCCGTCTCGGCTACGCGCCTGCCCCAACCCTTGCCGAAGGTTTCCCATGTCGGCAGGGCTTGCAGGAACTCAAGTCTGCGTTCGCAGATCTTGGACGCCAGCTCACGCGGGTTCATCTTCGCTACAGCGGCAAGTGTAGCAGGGCCGATAGCGCCATCAGCAGCCACACCACAAGCGCCCTGAAGAAACTTGCTGGCACGGCCAGTACCAGAATTAATAGCAAGGTCAAAAACAGCAAAATCCACCCCATGCGGGAGGTCATCGCAGCGGCACTTGTCCCAGTACCGGGCTTTGTAGAGCGGCGCGACGTCGGCAACTGTGAGGGCTTTAATGTCATCTTTGGTTACCTCATGGCCGACCCATTCTTCCCAGACTTTCTTGGTGCAACCGAGGTTGGTTGCGCCGCCAGGATCCTTGGGGTGATCGACGTATCCCCCTTCGTGCTTCAAGACATGGGCGAGGCACTCTTCAAAATTGTCTTTCATGGCTTATTCCAAAGGTTTTGAGTTGTGGATCATGGCGTCTTTCTTTTGTGAGCCAGACGACGAGCCAAAGTAAAACGCCATAACGCCTGTCCACCCGGCGGATAATGTGCCGAGCAGCATAAGCAGGACTTCTGAGCCATTCAACGGCAACCCGCTGATTAAGACATACGCAATAATACCGAAATAGCCTAACGTGACGCTGATCGCCAAAGCCCGTGGAATCCAGTCTTTGGCCTCTGTCTGCATCGCCCGCGCTGATTTGCGGTCGTCCACCGCAAGCGCCTCTAAATCAATGTCTAGGCTCTTCATCTGGACACGGAAGTCGGCGTCGATCTTCTTGACAGACGCAAGCTGCTCAGGTGAGGCGGCGCGGAGCGCTGTTTGCAGATCGTCCTCAGAGCCGTCCTCGTTGCCGAGCAGTGCCTGGGATAGCGCCTTCGTTGCCATGCCCGCCAGTGGGCCGCCAAGGGCCGTAGCGATGCTAGGCGCGACTGAGCCAAGTAGCGGCCCGAATGTTTTAAGCAGATCCATCGTCCTTACCTCCAGATTTAGAGCCTAACATGATACCCGACAGCGTGCCGGTCAGAAACGTCGCAATCGGCGCAATCAGCTTAAAAAATTCTTGGTCGTTTGGCGCTTGCCCGTCAATAGGCTGCACAACAAATATCAGGCTGTACAGCACGGCAAAGACAGTTCCCGTCAGCGTCAAGCACAGGCTGATGCCGATAATGAACTGGAGAAGCGCGTGGAGTTCGTCTTCCTTGATCCTCATCGCGCTACGGCTCCGCAAGGGTTCTGTTTCAGAGTGTCTGCGGAGCAGGTTCCAGAGGCGGTGCAGATGGGCGGGTTGCACTCCGGCGCATCCCAGTTCTTGGGGTCTTGGCACGGGTAGCGGTAGCGGTCTTCGCACCCTGACAGAACCAAAAATGCAATTGCCATCAGGTATCTCATTTGTGCGCCGTCAGATAGATGAAGAGTGCAAGACCGAGAGCCATAACGATAACGCCCAAAAACATCCATGCGCCCAAGATCAGTTCAGCTTGGCGTTCCTCGGCTTCCTTCTGCGCGGCGGCGGCCTGACGCACGGCCTCCTTACGCATTTCGGTGACTTCCTTCTGAATGGAAGTCCACGCTTGCAGGCCGTAAGCCCCTACAAACAGGTTCTTGGTGTCGAGCTGCAACTGTTGCGCCTTAGCCCGCAAAGCGTACAGCTTGATTGCTTCAGCCTCGTATTCTGCTTGGCTTTGAAAAAACTTCTTTTTTTGCCCAGAGGTTAATTGCGTGATTTGCGCAATCCTTGCAAACAGGCTTCCCACGCGCTCTGCAACGTCAATGGCTTCGTGCCCGGCGTCAGTCGCTGACTTGATCCCATTATAGATAGCCGTCGCGCCCGCTA